GTTGTGGCGCGGCTGCTCACTCACCAGCGGGCAGTCGTCGCCTGTAACATCGCTACCAAGGTCGATCCGCCGATGGAGACCGCCTGCCAGGGGATCGACGAAGCGGGCAAGCTCATCCCCTGCGAGCGGACCACGGGCCTCGAGAAGGTCTGGCGCGTCGGCACCGGCGTCATGATGATCAAGGCCACCGTGTTCCACGACATCAAGAAGCCGTGGTTTCCGGTGAAGTGGATCGAGGAGGAACAGAGGTGGCAGGGGGAAGACTGGGGCTTCTGCGAGAAGCTCGAGAAGGCCGGCATCCCCATCTGGGTCGACCATGATACTTCCGCACTGGTCGGCCATTGGGGCAACAAGATGTATTCGCTTCCTCGCTACGAGGAACATAGAGTGGACAATACCACAGTCATTTACGAAGGGCGCGCTGCGGAGGAGGTAACGCATGGGGCTTGAAACAGGCACGGGCATCGGGGATCTGGTCCCCACCAATCCGCTCTCCACCGACGCCGTCTCCTCGGGCGACGACCACATCCGCCTGATCAAGACGGTGATGCAGAGCATTACCTTCATGAAGTCGATTCAGACTTTTACCGCTTCGGGAACATGGACCCGCCCGGCCAACGTGAAGAAAGTCATCATCTACTGCCTCGGCGGGGGCGCGGGCGGCAGCGGCGGCCAGGCGGCCGGGTACTCGGGCGGCGGCGGCTCAGGCGGCGGTACCGGCATCAAGTGGCTCGATGTCTCCGCTATCTCGAGCGCCACAGTGACGATCGGCGGGGGAGGGGCAGCAGGAGCAGCGGCTGCGGCAGGATCTGACGGCGGTGACACCAGCTTCGTGACCGCCGGTTCGGTCACCCAATGCCTCGGCATCAAGGGCTTGAGCGGCGGCTCGCCTCAATACTTCGGTGGAGTGGCTAGTCCGCTCACCAACAACGTAGGAGACATCAAGTTCGCCGGCGGAGACGGCCAGTCCGGCAGTCCCCCAGTCGTCGGTGCCACGCTCCTTGGGAGCCTCGGCGGCGGCAGCGGCGGTGCGCGCGGAGGGCAAGCCTCGCAGGCCAACTCGGGCGGCGGCGGCGGCGGCGGCAGTTGCGACGGCACCAACGGCAACCCCGGCGGCACCGGCGGTTCGGGTTACTGCATCGTCCTGGAATTCGGGTGGTGACGATATGACCCTCGATGATATGAAATCGCTGCTCGCCGGGCGCTTGGGCCAGCGCACCGACATCGACAACATGATCTACTCGGAGATCCGACAGGCGCAGCGCGTCCTCGAGAAGACCCCGCCCTATCCCTGGTTCCTGCAAAGTCAATCGAATACGGAAGCCTTGGCCGGGGAACAGTGGCTCCAGACGCCGGACAACTTCATTGAGATGGCCGATGACATCGTTTATATCGTGAAGGCGACCGCCGACGAAAAATACTACGCGAATCCGGTGAAAGTGTACGGCGGCTACCAGGAGCATATCCAGACGATGGGCCGGAGCGCGCGGGGCAGGCCCCGCAATTTCAATCTCCAAGGGACAAGTCAGGCGATGATCCAGTTCTACCCCACTCCCGATATCAGTTACACGGTCCAGTTCTTTTACTACCGGCGGGACACTGAACTCTCCGGTCCCGGCAGCACCAATATATGGAGCGTCAAGGGCGAGGACATCCTCATCGCCGAAGCCGGGTGGCATGTGGCACGCAATATCCGCGATGCCCAACGAGCCTCCGAGTTCGGGCAGGACCGCGCCGAAGCCCGGCGCCGTATCGCGCAGGAAACCACGTCAAGGCTCGAATCCATGCGCCGCGTCGTCATCGGCTCTGGCGAGGACGCCATGCTGGGACAAGCCGCTCGGGAGGACGTCTTCTCGTGATCGTTCCCGTCCAATTCGTCGGCAAGACCGGTCTCATCACCGACCAGCCCCCCTACGATCTGCCGCCTAACTTCTGGTCGGACTGCCGCAACGTGCAGTTCGAACTCGGAGGCGTGCAGCGAGCGCCCTCCTGGCGCACCCTGATCAACTTCGCCGGCTCACCTATTCCCTACGGACTGTTCTTCGTCCACAGCCTCATCGGCCGGTACTGGGTTTACACGGGCCTCCAGCAGGTCATCTCTCTTACGGGCGATACCGTGACCGACATTACCCGCCTCGCCGGTTCCTATACCGGAACCACCCAGGACTTCTGGAATGGCGGAATGTTCAACGATCACCTGATCCTGAACAATGGCGTCGACGTTCCGCAGAACTGGGATCTGCCGAATGCGGCTACCGATCTCATCGATCTTCCCAACTGGCCCGCCACGCACCGCGCCAAGGTGATCACCCCCTTCAAGCAGTTCCTCGTGGCCCTCGACGTGACGATCTCGGGCGAGCGCGACGACCGGTTGATCATGTGGTCGCATCCCGCCGATCCGCTCGGCATCCCGCCCTCCTGGGACGTGTCCGATGAGACGCTCGACGCCGGGCAGATCTCGCTCTCCGAGGGCGAGGACCGCATCATCGATGCCCTCCAGGTGGGCAACCAGCTCATGATCATGACCGGCGTGCAGACGTGGGCAATGACCTTCATCGGCGGTCAGGATGTGATGGCCTTCCGCCGGGTCTTCTCCGAGATCGGCGCTCTGGCGCAAGGCTGCGCCGTCACCTTCCTCAATAAAGTCTTCCAGGTTACCGCCGACGACTTCGTCGTTCACGATCTCCAGAGTGTCACCAGCATAGGATACGACCGCACTAAGCGCTGGTTCTTCTCGCAACTGACTGCCACCTCTTACGACAAAGTGCGTGTTGTCCGGAAGATGAATGCCAAGGAAGTCTGGATCTGTTTTCCCGCCGGCGGCTCGGTGGCCACTAACCTCGCGCTGGTCTGGAATTGGCAGTTCGACACCTGGGCGATCCGCGACCTCGAAGACAATAACCACGCCCTCGCTGCCGGTCCCAGCAAGTCCACGCCGAGCACCAACTCCTGGGTCGCGGCGATCGGTGACTGGCCCGCGCAGGATCCCACCACATGGGAATACAACGTCTACGAGCGGGCCTCCGAGGGCCTGGCGCTGGCGGCGACGGCCCTGCGCCTTCGAGTCAATGGGGAAACGGTGGACGTGGGGGATACTTCCGTCAACTACGTCGAGCGGATCGGCGTGGCGGTGAAGGGAACGTCGCGCGGTGAGATCGTGATCGACCACGGGCGTCTGGCGGTGATGCGCGAGATCTGGCCCAAGTTCGTCTGCGACGACAACATCACCTTCTCGATCAGCGTGGGCTTCTCGATGGGCCGCAAGGCACCGGTCTCGTGGCAGCCGGCGCAGACCTTCACGCAAGGGCAGACCGTGAAGCTCGGCTTCTTCGGCACCTTCCGCTATCTTTCCTATCGCGTGCAATGCTTCCATGTGGGCGTCAACTGGAAGCTCATCGGCTTTGACTTAGACCTCGAACCGACAGCGAGCCTATGACATGCCACTAGACCGGCCGCTCCCCGACGACACCCGCGAGGCGCTCAAGATGCTGTGGAGCGTCACCGAGGAGCAGCTGATCGACATCAACCGCCACCGCGATTCGCTTCACAAGATCTGGCATGTGCCGCCCGTGAAGCCGCGGGAGGGGCTGCTGGTCTACGCCGATGGCACCCACTGGAATCCGGGGTCGGGTGCGGGCTACTACGTCTATTACGCCGGCGCATGGCATCCGATGAGCGGCGGTGGTGGTGGTGGCGGCGGGATCACCGTTGTCCAGGACGAGGGCGTGGCGCTTCCGGTTCAGACCACGCTGAACTTTGTCGGCGCGGGCGTCACGGCCACCAATGATGCGGGCGGCAGCCGCACCACCGTTACCATCTCTGGCGGCGGAGCCGGTAGCGTGACGAGCGTCTTTACGCGCACAGGCGCGGTGGTCGCTGTTTCCGGTGACTACACCGCGGCTCAGGTGACCAATGCGGTGTCGGTCCTCGGCAGTTATGCCAACCCGGTCTGGATCACTTCGCTTGCTTATTCTAAGTTGACCGGCGTCCCCACTTCGTTCACTCCCGCGGCGCACGTCCACGCGGCAGCCGATACCACTTCCGGCATCTTTGCCGTGGCGCGGCTTGGGTCAGGTACACCGAGCGCGAGTAACTGGCTGAGAGGGGACGGCGCGTGGACTGCCTTGCCGGCCTCGGCGGTTACAAGCGTATTCACCAGGACCGGAGCCGTTGTCGCAGCGAGCGGGGATTACACAGCCGCGCAAGTTACCAATGCGGTCTCAACCTTGGGCAGTTACGCTGATCCCGCCTGGATCACCAGCTTGGCCTATGCGAAGATCACCGGCGCTCCGGCGGCGGGTGTGCCCACTTCGAGGCAAGTGATCGCCGGGACCGGCATGTCAGGCGGCGGCGCGCTGACTGCTGACGTAACTCTGAACGCGCTGCCTATGATCGCCAGTGGCGCCAGCGGGCGCGGCGGCACCGTGCCTACTCCCGGCACCACTGCGGGAACCACTAAGTTCCTCCGCGAGGACGCCACCTGGGTGGTCCCGGCGACCGGCGGATCTCAGACTCCCTGGCTCACTGACATCGACGGCAATAACAAGACTCTCAAG